CATACTTGTAATACCATCCACCTACAGGAGCGCGTCGAGGTTCTTTAAGTTTCATCTTGCCTTGCGCGTGAAGATGGGGTTTCATCCTTCCCATGTCAAGAAAAATTGTTTCTCAAAATGGCATTCGGAAATACGGGATGGTCTTCCCAGAAAACATGAACCCGCTTGAGATCGAGCTTTACTGCTACGCTTTAACCCGTGGTGACTACGGAAGGACGATGCGGGTGAAGAAGAACATGGAACTTTCTGACTACAAACTTTTGTCGCCATTTGAACACTTCATCATGGCTGTCCAGTATATGTGGCCGACTGATGTTGTGATTAAGAATAGAGGTTATACCAATACCCAACTTCTTAGGACTCTTGAGGAGTTGTGCAACAATGACGATGTGTGTCTCGCAGGCGCGGCCTCGATGGGTAAATCATTTCCTGTAGGTCTGTGGATTTATTTGGATTGGTGTGCTGCACCGCATTGCACATCATCTTGGGTGGCTACTACAACCCTTGGAGCTTCGGAAGATCGTATCTGGGGTATCATCTCTAAACTCTGGAAGTGTGCCTCCAATAAGATTGGGAACCTCGTTGACTATCGCCACATGATTGTGTGGGGTGGGGCGTCTGGTGATGATGAAAAGGACTACCGAAATGCTATCAAGGCTATTGCATTCCCGCCCGGCTCTGAAGGCCAGAAGGCGATTGATACCACCCGTGGTCGTAAGAACGATAGGATTCGTGTAGCCTTGGACGAGTTGCCCGAAATGGAGATGGGCGCGATTAACATCAGGCAGAACCTTTCTTCTAACGATGACAAGGTTTTCATTGGTATCGGAAACCCGTCCGCTGGAGACAATCCCCACACCCGTTGGGCTATGCCTAAAGGTCACACTAGCTTCGATGCGGTGAGTGCTGATATGGAGAAGTGGGAAACTGAAACAGGCGTATGCTTGTTCTACAATGGAATGAAGTCGCCGAACTTCCAAGCTCCTCCCGATGAGCCTTCTCCATTCCCGTTCCTAATGGATCGCAAGAAACAGGCGGACATTTTAAAGATGTCCTATGGTGACGAGAACTCTGTGGACTATGTTCGTAACGCTATTGGCTGGTGGCCTAAGTCTGGCTTTGCCCAAACGATCCTAACCGCCGATGTCATTCGGAATGCAGATACCTACTCAGAACCTATCTGGGATCACAATGACCTTATCAAGATTGCTGGTTTTGATACTGCTTTCACGGCTGGTGGTGATCGATGCGTCCTTACAATTTGTAAGCTAGGCTATGTCCGTGGAACTTCTCAGAAGGTTATGTATCTGGAAAACCAAGAAGTGATTCAGATCGCCGCTGGTCAAGCTACCGAGTTCGATGTCCAAGTCGCCGCGAAGGTTGTTGACCTTTGCCGTAAGCATGAGGTGAAGCCTAGCAAGTTTGGTATGGATGTCAGCGGTGATGGTGGTCGAATTGGGCAGGCTATCATGCGCGAGTGGCTACGGCATGATAAGGATGGTTCTTCTATCGCTCTTATCTCTTCTATGGGTCGCCCGACTGATCGTATCGCTGCCGATGTCGATAAGCGGCCCTGCACGGAGGTCTATGATCGCTTGATAAGTGAATACTGGTATCAGAGTTTCCACGGGTTTAAGGCCCGCGTGATCTATGGAGTCGAAGCATCCGGTGAACTAGGCCGCGAACTCTGCCTGCGTAGGTATCGCACCAAGAACAAGAAGATTTCCGTAGAGACTAAAGATGACTACAAGGGCAGAACTGGATTCTCGCCCGACTTAGCTGACTCGTTTCTCTACGCACTAGAGATGTCACGCCGAAATGGTTTAACTTTTATCGGTAACGATAAACCTGTCCCAACTGATCGCTTCTGGGCTAGGCGCGAGGTAGAGGTTAAGCCGATGTCCGATGACGAATATTATATGTCGGACGATGACGGGGAGGACTAAACTATCCATCGCCATTTCAATGCCCAAACGCATATTGTAAGACGATGATTCGGTTAGTTTAGAAAGAGGGGGGATAGCCGTCCCCCCACTATGAAAAGTTTATTCTAGCACACCTTGCAATTCCATCAAGTTCGCTAGGTCTTCGCTGATCGTAATCCTGCAAGCCTTGTCTCCACCAAATGTCGTTCCCAACATCTCGATCTTCTCTAGGTCTGACTTCTTGATCCAGCAGTCCACATAGTCTTGGCGGAAGCGAATCTTGTATTGGTTTTCGTCAACGAATGTGCCTTCGCACACTATAAGTGATTTGAACATATTATTTGAATTGGTAAACTAGGTAGCCTTGCTCTTTCGCCCACGCTGGGTTTTGGTGGATGCGGTCGTGGTCTGCTCGACAAACAGCCAAGAAAGTGCGCTTCTCACAAAGGTTTTTTCCTCTGCCACTTTTGTGGTGGATGTCTGTTGCTTCGCCTCCACAGATTTCGCATCTGTATTCTTTTTCTTCAAGATACTCTCTCCTTACCCTGCTGTATTCGAGACTACGCTTTCTGGATCGCTCGCTAAATGGACTGAGTTTTCCTCCTCTTTTCTTAAATCCGCTTTTTGCTTTGAGTGGAGTTTTGCGTCTGAGCATAGAGCTATTATTTTCTCGATGTGTTGCTTCTTCAGTATGGATTTCGAGGATGTCTCGATCTGGTTAATCAAGCTACCAGTCACCCCGATCTTGTCACCCAAATCACGGACAGACAAGCCAAGCCCATTACGGCAGTCGCGCAGATACACGCCGAACATTTTTCGTGCGTTATGTTTGATGCTTCTGCTATGTTCAATAGCTGATAGGTAGCTATTGTATGCGACTTCTAACTGATGCATATGATGAAGTCTAAACAATCTTATTGACAGGTCAATCTTTTTTTCATACCATCCCGCGACATGGATAATCACAAGAACAACATCGACTTGGATATGACTGCGTTCCAGTTCATGGACTTCGCTCGCAAGTCTGTTCTGATAACAAATATGTCTCTCGCTGAAGCGATGGAAGAAGGTATCTTTTCTACACTAGAGACCTTTAGTGGGAATGGAGGATACCTAGTTCTCGGAGTGCGCCCAAACTCTACCGCGAGGGCCGCGACCTACTCTGGAAAAAGAATCCTCTGGTCTGAACTCGCCCTAATCAAAGACAAAGACATAGAACTCCATCACAAGCTACACGCTATCGACTGCCCAGATGATAATATCTCCGATCTGGCTTGGACTGATTTAGTAGACCAGATCGAGGAGTGGGTGAAGTGCGAGCGTGAGGAGATTGACCTAGATTATCGTTAACGATAAAAAATAATTCTTGACCTGTCACAAACAGTAGTGATATGGTTAGCGCGTCTGAGAAATCAGACCTCGGCGTGGAAACCGAGTTGAAAGAAATTAAATCGAAGCATTGAACACAATATCATCACCCTCGTCGTAGTAATTTCCACCCGACATTCAATCGGTTTCTTTCCTGCGGCGAGGGGGTGGCCCTCTTAAAATGAAATATAAAATAGAGCAATATGAGCGTTGCGAAACGACTAGCTCTGGCTCAATCGAGGATCATTTGATTGGTATAACCAAACCTTCAATTGATCGAATGCTGAAAATGGAAAATGCTGGCGACTGCATCGCTCTTTACACTTTTTATTGTTATACTCGAAAGTGGCAAAAGAATAGTATCCCAAAAGCTACTTCAGAATATGCAATGGATGGATTGAAATGGGGACGCGAAAGATTTTCAAAAGCCAAGGCAAATTTATTGGAACTTGGATTGATTGAGGATGTCCAGAGAATAGGAGAAAATGGCAGAGTTCTAGGTTGGTATATCGGAGTCAAGTTTGCTCAGAACGCAACCAAGGGTGAATTCCAGATTGCTGAATTACAGGAAAACCACCCTACGGGTTTCCCACAGGGTGGAGAAACCAGAGTGAGGGAAAACCGCATACAAATACCTGTTACTGGTAATAAAATACCTAATACTAGTAAACAAATACAATTGAATGGTAGGGAAAACTCGGCAATGGCCTCGTCTTCCACAAGCGATGAGCTTCCATTGTCTGACGACAATCAGGGTGCTACCGCACAAGTAGGCAAAGCTAACGCTTTGTTTTCAATACCCCCCCAAACTATGAAGACGGATACATTGCGCGGTCAGCGTAAATCCCCCCCCAAGCCGCGCCAACCAAAACTCGTCGATGATTCCTTCATCGCTGAACTCAAGAAACTCAACCCAACGAAAGATGTCGATGCCGAAGTCATCGCCGCAAAGAACTGGCTGCTCGCCCACCCACCTCGCCAGTTCACCAAACCATTCTTTTCTTCATGGATCAACCGAACCAAACCCACGATTGATCCCGAAGGAAGCTGGAAACCAACAACCATCTAAACACATGAAACCCGAAAAGAAACCAACCTATAACTTCAAAGTCGTAA